CATCAGAAGCAGGGCACACTCATCATAATCTTGAAGGATCTTTGATATTTGTCCTTGAACAACTTACGAAACATGATCATAGTCATCAAATGAGTTTGTTGAAACGCTATTTTTTCCATGATTCTGGCAAAAATGAAAACATATTGTAGAAATCTGTATAATATCTAGACATGTATATCAGAGCAGACTGATAATCACTCTCTGTAAGGTCTTCTAGGTCACTTTGCCACTGATCATGTAGGTTTTCATAGTGAGGAGCACGACTTCCCATGTCGGGAACGTAACAATTTTCATGAAGTTTTGTAATCTTATACGACAAAAAGTTACTAAGTGCATTGAGTTGCTCTTTTTCTTTGTTTTTATCCCAAAAATCCTCCATTATAATAACATAAGTGTTTTCTTTACCAAAAATCGACGAATATTTGTACCAAGTTTCTGCGAAATCACATAATGAACTGCATCTTCCTTGTCTCAAAAGGTGAAAAAACAACTTTTTGTGTGCATTTTTCTTCCGAAGAAGCAATTTAGTCATTGCGTCCTCCTTATGATCGACTGAAAACTCGAATTTTTTGCTAAAAAGACTGCCAACCTCGGAAAAATAGCGTCTTACGGGGTCACGAAACTGAAAAGTGACCTTTACATCGAATTTTTCCTTTAATTTTGGTGCAATTTCACTTAAAAATTGATATGAGAGTTCGGCATTGCCATTTGTAAAGTCGCAAACTGCTGCATATTCACCTTTTACCGCTTCCCATTGCCCCAAATAGTAAGAAATGTAATTTTCGATGCTTGGAGGGCGGTCAAAAAGAAATTTTAGCGGATTTTCTTCATATTTTCCTGCATATTTGTTTCTTCCCGACAAATATTCTCCCCATTCCGTGTCAAAAGGGCGATTTGTCTTTCTTTGCGTCGCAGGATCATTGATTGTGTAGAAATGATCTTCATATTTTGGATATTCTGACAATCTTTTGAGATACCAGTTCTCTTTCCACTTGCCATGATGGGCATATTTGTTTTGAAGAGTCAAAGTGAAGTGAAATGGGGTTGTTGCTGCCCATCCCATGCCAGGATTCAATAATAGTGTTGGTTTGGTCATATATAGATTAGTTATGGGAGTAAAAATGTCCTATGATGTGTATCTAGATGATAGAATTGTTTTTTCCGTGCTGACTCGACAACAAGCAGAGGAAAAAAGAGACCAAATGCAAAAAATGATCATGGCGGGCGTAAAAACTGATTATACGACTGAACAAGTGTCTATAAAGTATCATACATAGTCTATTATACAAGAATATTATGATTTGGCCTCTAGATCGACTTTTAGAGCGTTATAAAATTTGGAAATTGCGTCAAGAAGATCCTTATATCTACGAAGAGGATGAAGACGAGTACGTAGAGGAAAAAAAGTGATAAATTATGATTGGTTTTTCAGAAGGATTCCATGATTCTGCTGTAGCGGTTGTTCACGAGAATATAATCGATTATGCAGCACATGGAGAGAGATATTCGAGAAAAAAATACGATAAACGTCTTGGACTTGAACCTGCAACGATTGCACAATGTCTAAATCAGTTTGATGACGTAATTTCATTTTACGAACGCCCTTTTTGGAAAAAAACACGTCAATTTTATGCTGGGCAAAAATCCTGGCGCAAAACTCGTGATTTATGCATGCAACCGACGCATTATTGCGATCATCACATGTCACATGCTGCTGCGGCTTTCCAAACGTCTATATTTGATGAAGCAGCGTGTGTAGTCATTGATAGTGTGGGAGAATGGGATTGTAGTTCGGTTTGGACTGCAAAAATGGTTGATGGTAAGGCAAAATACAAAAAAGTGTGGTCAAAAAAATATCCTAAGTCATTAGGGTTGTGGTATTCCGCTTTGACTAAATGGGCAGGACTAAAACCGTTAGATGAAGAGTATATCTTTATGGGAATGGCAGCATTTGGTCAACCAAAGCATATTGACAGAGTAAGAGAACTTTTAGACAGAAATAATCACAAAGGTATCAGAGATCTAAAAGGATCTCCTGCAGATGTCGCAAAAAGTGCGGAATTGCAATTATTAGTAGAAATATCAAAAATATTCAACATCGCCACCAAATACAGTCAAAATATATGTTACGGTGGTGGAGTCGCTTTGAATTGCGTCGTAAATTCATATTTGCGTAAAATGTGCAATTTATGGATCATGCCAAATCCTGGTGACGCGGGAGGTGCGTTAGGGGCAGCATTGATACCATATGGAAAGAAAGTTCAGTTCACTCCTTTCTTAGGACATAATATAAACAGATACATTGATCCAGAAAAAGTTGTCAACACAATACTCGAAAAAGGAATCGCTGGGGTGGCAAATGGTCGTGCTGAGTACGGTCCTCGCGCTCTCGGTAATAGAAGTCTATTGGCGGATCCGCGCAAAATGGAAAACAAAGACAGAGTAAACTGTATAAAGCGTAGGCAAAAATTTAGACCATTTGCTCCTGCAATACTTGAGGAACACTGTCAGGATTACTTTGATATGCCAGATCACTCAAGATATATGTCATATGTCTATAAATGTACTCGTGCAAGGGATATTCCTGCCACTGTGCACGTTGATAATACGTCAAGGGTACAAACAGTCCCAGAGTCAACTGAAAGCGTTCTGAGACCCATATTGGAGTGCTGGTATGAAAAGACAGGATGTCCAGTATTATTGAATACTTCTCTCAATATAAAAGGTTTGCCTATGGTAAATGATTGGCAAGATGCAATAGATTTCTCCAGAAAGTATCAAGTTGACGTGTACTAAATAACGCAGTATAATGAATTGAAAAGCGCATTCGGAATGGCAAAAGGATTCAAGGTGGTCACCACTCCACCAGAAACAGGTGGTAAAACAGGTAAATCTAATGATTTTAATTTAGAAGCCGCAAGAGAATTAGTCAAAGGTAAAACTTTTATTTTCTGTTTACCAGGTAGAATGGTATCATACGTCTACCTCAAGAATTTTGTATCACTTGCTTTTGAGATAGTACAGAAGGGTGGAACTATACAAATATCCCAAGATTATTCATCTATGGTGAACTTTGCTAGATGTAAGTGTTTAGGGGCAAATGTTCTCCGAGGTCCTGATCAACTACCATGGGATGGTAAATTGAAGTATGACTATCAGTTATGGATTGACAGCGATATCGTATTCGGTCTAGAACAGTTCTATAGATTACTTTGGATGGATAAGGACATCGCAGGTGGTTGGTACGTCACAGAGGATGGACAGACTACATCTTGTGCACACTGGATGGAAGAAGAAGATTTCAAACAGAATGGTGGTGTAATGAACCATGAGATGTTAGATGGTATCCAAAAGAGAAGGAAACCATTCACAGTTGATTATTCTGGATTTGGTTGGTTACTTATCAAACATGGTGTATTTGAAAATGATCAGATGAAGTATCCTTGGTTTGCTCCACAAATGCAAGTATTTGAATCTGGTGAGGTTCAAGACATGTGTGGTGAGGATGTATCATTCTGTTTAGATGCACAAAAAGCAGGGTATGAAATTTGGATTGACCCCAAGTGTAGAGTAGGACATGAGAAGATTAGAATAATATAATTTTCTATATACGTTTGAGTATGCAAAATATAGAATGGATGACAAGTATGATATTTACGTTGAAGGGGTGAGAACTCATGAAAGTATTGGGGAGGAAGAGATGGAAGAGATTACCCAAGATCTTGCAGATGAGTTTTATGCAAATGGATGGCCACATCCCAAAGATGTAGAGATTAGATACCTCGGTCACGAGTAGGGTTCGCAAGAACCCTTTTTTATTGCTTCTAAATAGATAAATATACCGAGAACTCCTTCCACAACGGAATAGTGCCACTACAGAAAACATCACAACCATTTAGGGATATATCTTTATCAATGAAACAGCATCCTGTAACTAAGGATATTGTTGCATTGAAAAATGAAGATGCTATAAAACGTGCTGTTCAAAACTTAGTACGCACACAGATAGGGGAAGTATTTTTCAACGCAAATTTAGGAACGAGAATAACTCGATCACTATTTGAATTAGCAAATGATGATTACATTGAACCCATTCAAACAGAGATTGAGATGGTGCTTACCAATCATGAACCAAGAGTCATACTACAACAGGTGACAGTAGATAATTATCCTGATAGAAATGCTCTTGCAGTTTTTATAAAGTATGATGTTGTTGGTTTATCTTCACCCTCTCAAGAAGTTACTTTTTTACTTGAACCAACAAGACTATAATGGCACTCCAACAATTTACTAATTTAAATTTTGAGGACATTAAGACCTCAATCAAAAATTATATAAAACAAAATAGTAACTTCTCAGACATGGATTTTGAGGGGTCTAACTTATCTACGTTGATCAATATACTTGCATATAACTCATATTCGACAGCATACAATACGAACATGGCTATCAATGAGACATTCATTGATAGTGCTACATTGCGTGAGAATGTTGTATCATTAGCAAGAAACATAGGATATGTTCCTCGCTCTAGAAGGGCAGCAAGAGCAACTATAAACTTATCTTTTGTAGGTCTTACATCTACAACAGAACAAGTTACAATTCAACCTGGCATAGTTTGTAATGGTGCAATATCAAATGTGAATTACATTTTCTCTATTCCAGAATCAATTACGATGTTAGCGGAAGAGGGCACTGCTTCAGGTTCTATAGAGATATTTCAGGGACAATACTTGACATCAAGGTTTGTTGTAAACAATAACAATCCGAGTGAGAGATATGTAATACCAAATAATGGAGTAGATACATCTACAATCAATATTAAAGTTAAAAACAGTTTAGCAGATAACACATCTGTAGATTACAAGTTAGTTGATAATATTATTGGTGTAACATCGACATCAAATATATTTTTACTTCAAGAAACAACTGATGAGAAATATGAGGTATTATTTGGTGACAATATCTTTGGTAAAAAATTAGAATCAGGTAATGTTGTTGATATAAGTTATATCAAAACAAATGGTAAAGAAGGTAATGGTGCAAGTAAATTCAATTTTGTTGGTAATGTCATAAACGAGAATAATGCTACTGAAACAGATTTCATAGTATCAATCTCCGCACAGAATAAGGCAGAGAATGGTGATGACATAGAACCAGTTGAGTCAGTAAAATACTACGCACCTCGTTTATATGCAGCACAACACAGAGCAGTGACTGCTAATGATTATGAAGCACTTTTGCCATCAATATATCCAAATATCGAATCAGTCAGTTCTTATGGTGGGGAGGAACTAAATCCTCCTCAGTTTGGAAGAGTGTTTATAGCAGCAAAACCAAAAAATGGTTCATTCCTATCAGAACTAACAAAGAAAAATTTACTGAACTCACTTAAGAATTATTCTATTGCTGGTATAGTTCCATCATTCGTAGATCTCAAGTTTTTATATGTGGAGATAGACTCTTACATATACTACAACTCAAACTTTGTTGGTGATGTAGATAATCTCAAATCAAATGTAATAAAATCTCTTACAACTTTTGCTACGGGCACTGAGTTGAATAAATTTGGCGGTAGGTTCAAATATAGTAAGATTTTATCACTTATTGATGGTGTTGATGCATCAGTGACATCTAACATCACACTTGTAAGAATGCGAAGAAATATCAATGCCAAATTGAATCAATTCGCTCAATATGAAGTTTGTTATCTAAATCAAATATATGCTGCGAACTCTCAATACAATATTCACTCCACTGGATTTACTGTATCTAATGTGGTTGGAACTTGCTACATCAGTGATATAAAGATTGATGATGATTCTGGATCTATATTCCTATTCCAAATATTGAATGATGATAGTGTCAAGGTGATTACAAATAACTTTGGTAGAATTGATTATAAGAAGGGTGAGATAGTTCTTGATGCAGTAAATATCACAGGAACATTAGAACCAGACGGTATTATTGAGGTTGAGGTAATACCTCAATCCAACGATGTTCTTGCCAAGAATGAATTGTACTTACAGTTTGAAGTAAACAAAAGCACATTCTTCATGAGAGAGGATTCAATTTCCACAGGAGCAGATACATCAGGTTCAAGATACCTTCCACAATCAAGTTACTTTGGTGCCAAGAAGGTAAGGGGAGCAGTGGTCACTAGCACCACCACTGAAACAACTTTAGTTGGATATGTAAATGGTCAACCATATTACGGTGAATTCCATACAATGATTGGTGGTAATAAAATGACAGGTGCTACACATTCAGTAAATAGCAAACAGATTACAGACACTCCTGAAGGGAATGTAAGTGTGTCGGCACAAACCACAACAACAAGCACAACCTCATCTACATCATCCTCATCAAGCAGCAGTAGCGGATACTAATGATAGAAACCTCATTATCAAGAGTAAAAATACATGAAGTAGTTCAGAGTCAAATACCTGAATTCATTGATGCCGAAAATCCTAGATTCGGTGAATTCCTAAAACAGTATTATATCTCTCAAGAACATCAAGGTGCCACAGTCGATTTGGCAGAAAACCTTGTTGATTATAAAAGTCTTAATTTCCTAAACAACAGAAACCTAATAGGGTTTACTTCCTTATCATCATACATTACAGGTATTACTAAAACCATATCTGTAGATTCTACTGATGGTTGGCCTGCATCCTATGGTCTACTAAAAATAGGGAATGAAATAATAACATACACAGGTATAACCAGCACATCCTTTACGGGATGTGTTCGTGGTTTTAGTGGTATTGAAAATAATAATAAAACTAATGAACCAGAGTATCTTACATTTAGACAATCAGGTATTACTACACATGCTGCTGAATCTCGTGTAGAAAATCTAAGTAATGTATTTCTAACAAGTTTCTTAAAAAAACTGAAAGAGCAAGTATTACCAGGTTTTTCTGAAAGAGAATTGCATGGTAAAGTAAGCACAAATAATTTTATACGTCAAGCAAAAGATTTTTATAGAACAAAAGGTACAGAAGAATCATTTAAGATATTATTCGCTGCTTTGTATGGTGAAAAGGTTGAAATGATTCAACCATCAAAGTTTATGATTCGTCCATCTGACGCTGATTATATCGTAAACGATCAATTAATTGCAAAACAAATAAGTGGTGATGCCACACTTCTTGCTGGTGAGACACTGTTACAAGATACTAACCCACAGACAAGTGGATCAATATACAACGTAGAATCTAATATAATTAATGGTGTAACTTACTATAAGTTCGGTATCTCTGAGGGAACAACCTTTGGAGAGTTTATTCAAAAAAACAAAACACATGCCACATCAAACAATCCAGTTGGATCTACTGTTGTTAATGTTGATAGCACTGTGGGTTTCAGCACCTCAGGCATCCTTCGTGTTGGAGAAAACAGTTTCTCGTATACTGGGAAGAATTACACGCAGTTCACAGGCGTAACCACAACCGTATATGCAATAGGAATTGGTGAAACAATCACTCAAGGATTGAATGCCTATTCATTTATTGAAGGTGATTTGAATCGAAAGGTTGAGGTAGAAGTTGTAGGATCTTTGAATAAATTCAATGGTTCTGCAGAATTTCAAGCGAAAGATAGTGAAGTAAATGTAAAAACTGTTGGTATAGAGTTAGAATCATTAAGATGGTCAAGTTGGATTCATAATGTAGCACCACAATATGGAATAAAAACTTTTAGTTCATTATCTAACAACTCTTATGAGTTCCTATTAGATGCCCCTCACGCTCTTTATTTTGGAGATGAGGTAGATGTTATAGATGAAGACGGAAACGTCTTACCTGGCAGCGTAGTATCACTGCTAGGGGCAGATAGAGTCTCCGTTACATGCGGAACTTTAGTAAATGGTGTAGAGTATCATGTCAGAAGAAAAATTAAGACCACCCTCGGTGCGACTGCTGATGTACAGAACAGTTATGTTGATTCTCAATCAAATGTATTTGTTGCATCCAACTCGCTCCCTCACTGGCCAATAAATCCACAAAAAAGAGAAAGAATATTTGATACAGCAAACGAAGTTGTAGGAACAATAATCAATATTGCTGATCACAATTATTTTGATGGTGATTTAGTAACCTATACAGTGACTTTAGGTAATAAACTTACAAACTTAAATCTA